TAAGTATCATGGATACATAGGATTTGCTGAGACTGTTGAAACTGCTCCTGATGTCTGGGAAGAACAGATTGTTGAAAGAGAAGCTCAGGGAGATATTCTTAAGGTCAGCAGAAGACTTGTCGGTGCAAGTCAGTTAAATGACAACATCACAGTGAGCAATAAGATCAGTATTCTTGCGGATCCGTTTGCTTATCAGAATTTTCATCAGATCAGATATATAACGTGGATGGGAGCCAAATGGAAAGTGACAGTTGTCGATGTCTCCTATCCACGTTTAATTTTGGAAATTGGAGGTGTATACAATGGACAGACTGGGCCTGAGCGAGATCTTCCATAAGATTTGTTCACATGTGTACTTCCAATCTCCTGAATCTGTAGAGATGGTCTATCCGTGTATTAGATACGAAAAAAGAACTGGTGATACGATTTATGCCGATAATTTACCGTACAAATTTGTGCAATGCTATACGGTTACAGTCATTGATGCAAATCCAGATAGCAAGATACCGCTTGAAGTTGCAAAACTTCCGATGTGCAAGATGGATAGATCCTTTACTGCAGACAATTTAAACCACACCACATTTATACTTTATTACTAGGGAGGAATAAACTATGCCAGCACCTTTAACATGGGATGATACAGGAAAGAAAATTTATGAAACCGGTACTAAGAGGGGCGTTCTTTATGTCATTGATGACGAAGGCAACTATGGTGAAGGAGTTGCTTGGAACGGCCTCACAGCTGTAACTGAATCAAATAGCGGCGCAGAAGAAACTGCTCTTTGGGCTGATGACATCAAGTATGCTTCTCTTCGTTCTGCTGAGGAATTCGGAGCCACGATTGAAGCTTATCAGTGCCCGCCTGAATTTTATGCTTGTGACGGAACTGCTGAAGTTGCAACAGGTGTAACTATTAATCAGCAGGGCAGAAAAGCATTTGGCTTCTCTTATACCACAACAGTAGGTAACGATACAAAAGGTAACGATTACGGTGAGAAGATCCATCTCATCTATAATGCTACCGCATCTCCGACTGAGAGATCCTATCAGACGATCAATGACTCTCCGGATGCTATTACTCTTTCTTGGGAGCTTACTACTACTCCTGTTGCCGTAACAGATCACAAGCCTACTGCTCATATTATCATCGACACCACTAAGATTCCAGAAGCTTCAAAAACTAAACTTGATACGTTTAAGAAAGCTATTTATGGTTCTGATACAGCAGCTGCACATCTTCCGACTCCTGACGAAGTTATTGCAATGTTTGCTTGATGATTTAACACAATAATTCAAAATGGGGGCTACTTTTTACAAGTGCCCCCTATTTTTTCAATTAAAAAGGAGATCAAAATTATGTTAAAACAGACTATTACTTACATTGGATTCGATGGAAAAGAGAAAACAAGAGATTTTTATTTCAATCTGACGAAAGGTGAAATCACTGAAATTCATCTTTCTCTTCCGGGTGGACTTGACGGCTTTCTTCAGAGGATGAATGACGATCCTTCTGTAGAAGATGTTGTTGAAGTATTTAAGAAGATTATTCTCAAAGCTTATGGCAAGAGAACCGCATCGAATGGGTTTATTAAATCGAAAGAAATTTCTGAAGAATTTGCTGCGACAGATGCTTATTCTGAGTTGTTCCTTAAGTTCCTTGATAATGAGGACGACTTTGTGAATAAATTCCTCGAAGGAGCTATTGTTGCACCTCCCGGAACACTTCAGAAGATCCTTACTGATAATAAGGAAGAGACAGAAGCAACTGCTGAAGCAGTAATTGATGCTTTACCTAAAGATATTTGATTGTAGAGAGGTGAATACGAGTGCCGTTAAAGATAACTATTCCTGCAAAGGACGATTTCTACGATGCATCAACAAATACTTTTATTACGATGAAAGAGCAGACTCTGCATCTTGAGCACTCATTGATTTCACTCTCTAAGTGGGAACGAAAAATAAAGAAGCCATTTCTCTCAACTGAAGAAAAATCAGCAGAGGAATGGCTCTTTTACATAAAATGTATGACTTTAAATCCTGTGAATGAACTTGCTTATGCCTGTTTAACTGCAAAAATGATTCAAGAAATTATGGATTACATAGCAGATCCTATGACAGCAACAACATTCGGGATGATCGGTAATCAGCAAGGAAAACGTGAAATTATTACCAGTGAAATTATTTACTATTACATGTTTTCCTATGGACTACCTATAGAACTTGAAAAATGGCATTTGAATACTCTTATGGCGCTTATACGAGTATTCAGTATTAAGAATGGAAATCAACCAAAAATGTCCTCAAGAGAAGCAGGACTTTATCAGAGACAATTAAATGAGGCGAGAAGAGCCGGTCACAGGAAGAGGTGAAATCAGTCATGCCTGTAGTCATTTCGTATAAAGGGGATTTCTCAAAGACTTTTAATTTCCTCAGAAACTATAAGATCAGGAAATTCTACAATAAACTAAATAAATACGGACAAATGGGTGTAGACGCGCTTAGAGATGCCACGCCTAAAGATACAGGCAAGACTGCCGATTCCTGGGGATACGAAATTATTGTTAATAATGGGTCTGCTTCTATAGTTTGGACAAACTCAAATCAAAATCATGGTGTTTATATAGCTGTTCTTATTCAGTATGGACATGCAACAAGAGGCGGCGGATACGTTCAAGGCAGAGATTATATTAATCCTGCTATGAGACCCGTCTTTGATAAGATAGCAAATGATGCATGGCTGGAGGTGACAAAGGATGAGTAATATTGATGAACGAATAGTACGAATGACTTTCGACAATGATATGTTCGAAAGAAACGTAGCTACTTCTATAAAGTCTCTTAATGACCTTAAAGCAGCAATGAACTTCGACAATGCTACCGCCAGCCTTGGAAATATTGACAAAACTTTATCGAATGTAAACTTTTCGAAATTAGAAGCGGGTATTGACAGCATTACTAAAAGATTCTCTACTCTTGGCATAGTAGGAATGACTGCTGTTCAGGATTTGACGAGATCGATTGAAGGACTTGTTTTCTCAAAAGGCATGAGTCTTTATAATGCTACGATCGGTCAGATTAAATCTGGAGGTTGGAACAGAGCAACTAATATTGATAAAGCTAGATTTGCAATTGAAGGTCTGCATATGGCCTGGGACGAACTTGAGCCAAGTATTAGTGCTGCTGTTAATGGCACTAGATTTGGATTTGATGAAGCTGCTAATGCTGCATCTCAGCTTGCAGCTTCAAATGTTCAAGTCGGCAAGGAAATGGACAATGCGCTGAAATCTATCGCAAACATGGCTTCTCAGACAGGAGCCGAATATAGTGAAATTGCTCATATTTATACAGTAATTGCAGGTAACGGTAAACTTATGACTGAGCAGATGCAGCAGTTCTCTTATAGAGGCTTTAATGCTGCATCTGCTATGGCTAAAGTTTGGGATAAAACAGAAGCAGAAGTTCGTGAAATGGTATCAAAAGGAGAAGTTGACTTCAAAGAATTCTCAGATGCCATGAATGAATACCTTGGTGAAGGTGCTCAAAGAGCTAATAAAACTTTCGAGGGTGCGTTTGCTAACATGAAAGCAGCACTTTCGAGAGTTGGTCAGCCATTTGCTAAGTCTTATCGAGATGCAATGATTCCTGTATTCAACTCTTTGAGAACACTGATTAATTACATAAACAAAACAAGAATTAGTGAGCTTACAGGCATCTTTGAAGATTTCGCTCAGAAAGCATCTCATTTATTTGTAGGAGTTCTTGGACGGATAGATTTAACATTTCTTGATCCGATTATAAACGGAATTAAAACTGCTTACACGTGGTTTGATGCTTTCATGACAAGAGTAACTCCTTTATGGACAAAATGGACTGAAGTTGCAGATGAAGTGGCTAATACAGCAAAAGGTGTTACTGAGACCGTCGATTATGTTGATGAAATGGCTCAGAAGTTTATTCGAGGTGATTATGGCAACGGTGTTGAAAAACGAAGAGCCGCAATGGAAGCCGAGAATAAGAATTTTGAGCTAATTCAAAATAGAGTCAACGAGCTTATGGGCAGCACGTTTCGATACGATGCAGCTGAGCAAGAAGCAACTAAATCTGTAAAGGATAACACTGAAGCTACAAAAGAAAACGCTGAAGCTATAGAAGAAGCTAACAGCATGTGGAAAAAGCAGGTTTCATTTATTGAAAATGCTAAGAATGTTATAGCTACTTGGCCTAAAAAGATAGCAGATGCTTTTAGCTCTGTTATAGGTAAGGATTCTGCTATTAATAAGCTTGCCACAGCTTTTGCAGGTGTGAAATCTATCTTTGAAATTGTTGGTAAAACTGCGATTTCTCTTGTTGACGGAGCACTTGAACCCGTTGCAAAAGCTGTCGCACATATTGTGAATATTATATTAACAATCGGTGAAGTGATAGGATCCTTATTCATTAACTTGAATAAACTTCTTAACGGGCTTGGCTTCTATGAAATTGTTCATGCAGCGGCAAGCACAATAGGTAACTTCCTTAATTTCATCGCAGAGGGTCTTGATAATGTAATTACGTTACTTTCTAAGCCTTTAATTGCTGCTTTTAATGTTGTTGGAAACGCTGCTACTTTTTTAAGAGGTGGACTCAGCAATTTCTTTGAATCAATTAAACGTTCTGATGCTCTTCACAATTTGCATGTTCAGCTTGTAGTGCTTAGGGCGGCATTTAATGATTTTAAGAGTAAAACTATAGATAAAATTAGAAATAGTTTCGCGCATTTCTTCGAGTCAATTAAGAGATCAGATGCTCTCCACAATTTGTATATTAGCTTTAACCGATTAAAGAGAAATGTAAGAGATTTCTTTACTAAAGGCGGAATAGATAAGGTAACAACGCGTTTTAAGAATTTTTTTGAAACGATCAGAAGATCAGATGAGTTCCATAGGCTTCATAATTCATTTCACAGATTAACAAGAAATCTTAAAATTACAGCTAAGCAAGGATTTGACAAGTTAAAGACAAGCTTTGATAATCTTATGAAAAAGATGAAGGATAAAGGAATAAAACTTCCTACTCCTTCTTTTAATAAATTTGGAAAAGCTGTATCAAAAGTTGCCGAGACCGTTCTTGAATTCTTAAATAAGATTGTAAGTAAGATAAACGTTACTAAAATTATCGAGAAAATTACAGATGGGCTTGCGAAAGCTATAGATTTCTTTGGAGATTTAGCAGTAGTTGTTCACGGCATTTTAGGAAAAGCTTTTGATTATATTTTAGATAAAATTAGTGATTTCGTTAACTGGCTCAATGAAACTACAGGCGGAATCGAAGGCATTAAAGAAAGTATAAAGAATAACGAGACACTTTCTGCATTTGCCGACTGGGTTTCAAATATTGGTGAAAGCTTTAAAACAGCTAAAGACGACGTCGTTGATTGGGTTAAAACCACTGCTGAAAGCGTCAAGAACGGTACTTTTGAATTACCTGAAATTGACTTAGAAGGAATTAAAGAATCATTTAATAACCTTTTAGATTGGATTATTGAAAAGTTAGAAGCAATACGAGATGCAATTGTTAACTTTTTCTCTAATCTTAATATTCCTGGATTTGATGAACTATTCAAGGAAGATGATTCAGCTGAAATAACAAGTACGACATTAGCTTCTACTAACGGAATATTTGGTGGCATGTCGATGCCTACTCAGGAGCAGGTTAATAGCGCAACAAATAGCGCAAAGGGTTATTTTGATCAGCTTAAAGATATGCTTCCATCTCAGCAGCAACTCAACATCTTAAAAGAAGCAAATAAAGAAAACGATAGTTTCTTTGGAAAACTTGTCAATTATATTCCTTCGAAAGAACAGCTTTCTTCTGCTGAAACGAATATGCTTGCTGCAACAGGTTATTTCGATCAGTTTACAGCTTCTCTTCCGACACAACAGGAAGTTGCAACTGTAGAAGCTGTAAATGAAGAATCAAAAGGCTTCTTTGATAGATTGAAAGACATGCTTCCTACAATGGAACAAGTCGATGGAGCTATAGGCTATGCAAAGAAACTTGCTTGGTCGTTTGTTGGCTTGAAAGCTGGATTTGGTATTTCTAAAACTATTTCAGGAGTTGGAGATACTGTAAAAAATGCTGCTAAAACTGTTAAGTCATTTAATGGTGTACTTGACAATTTATCTGGTGGCATTAAAAAAGTGTCTACAGCAAGATCTAAAATGGAGAAAGCTAATGCAAGAGAAGTTAATGCAACAGCACTGCTTAAAGTTGCAGGTGCTATTGGCATCGTTGCATTTTCTTTAAAACTTCTTTCAACAATTCCTGCGACAAAAATCGGTGATGTTACAACTGCTGTTATAGCTATAGCAGGAGGATTAGCTATACTTTATGCTGTTGTAAGTAAATTTGGTTCTAAGAAGGGCGGAGGCAAAAAAGGTTCCGATGCAGTAGTCGATATTGGAGCTGCCATTCAAGATTTAGGTAAGAGTATCAGTAAAGGCTTAAAGAAAATCGGTAATGCCGCTATGATTATGGCCTTTGTTTACGGTGTTAAGACTATCATAGATGTTGTAAAAGACATTAAAGATATGTCTTGGTCTGAAGCAAAAGACGCAGTCAAAATCATGGGCGCTGTAATGCTTGAGCTTGCAGGTTCCATTGGTATTATCAGTTTAACAGGAATCGGTAGTTCTTTAGGTAAAGGCCTCGGTCAGACTGCAATACTTCTTAGTTATATTTATGGAATAAAAACTTTGGCTGATGCTCTTAAAGATATAGCGGCTATTCCGGAAGAAGATCTTCGTAAAGCAAAAGGCACTCTTGAAACATTCATGGGTCTTCTTGATGTATTTGCACTGATTGCTAAACCTGGTAAATTAACTGATAGAAAAGGCGGATTACTTGGTAAAGTATTTGGTGAAAAGCAACAGTATAGTAACGGTGGATCGAAATCTATCGTTCTTCCTATGCTTGCTATGATCGGTTCTATTTTAGCTATAACATATTCGCTTAAAACATTATCTGAAATAGATGCTAAAGATCTTAAGAATGCTGAAGCCGCAGTTAGCGTTATTGAGCTTATAACTGCCGTGCTTTTAAATGCATTTAAGAAACTTATATTATCATTAACGGTTCTCACTGAACAAATCGGTAAAAATAAGCACGGAAAGAGTGATTTTGGAGTAGCTATAATTGGAATAATTGCTGTAATTGGCACTATTATTGGCGCATTTGTTGTATTCGATAAAGCAAAAATAACAGATCCTGCTCAAATTATATCCACTACAATTGCGTTAAGCAGAACACTTAGAGCCATTGCAGCACTTGCTAAAGTAATGGGCGAATTAGCTTCAGGAACAGATGCCGCTGGCGGTGGAATGGGAAGAGCTCTTAAATTTGTTGGAATAGCTACATTAATAGCTACAGCAGTTGGAGCAATAGCTATGATTATAACATATTTCTCACCAGATTTTGCTAAAAAGATGCATGACGCAGCGCCTATTATAGAGGAATTTGGTGGATGGGTAGGTAGTCTTGTTGGAGGTTTTATTGGCGGTGCACTTGATGCCATTGTTGATTTTGTTGGTGGTAAAATAGGAGCGGCATTTGACGCATTACCAGGTAAACTTACCAGTTTCATGGAAGGCTTACAGCCATTTCTTGATGCCGTAGAAGGTATATCAACTGATGGAGCACTGGCTTTTGTTGACATCGTAGGTGCTCTTGCAGGCATATTCGTACTTGAAGCATTAGACGCCATGT